GTCTCCATCTTGGTGCAGAGTCCAACGATGCCCGTCACTGTCTATGTAGTAGGCATTATCGAGTACTGAGTTCCATACGTCCCAGTAGCTCTCATTAGTAGGGTCCGATAAGGTGTCGTTGTACTCAGATGGATAGATCCAATGGTTCATACCCTCAGCAAAATTCTTGGGAATGTAGATGCCTCGGTTACTATCGAGCAGTAATTGTAAACGTTCCATAACAGTGTTCTCCTTAGTCTAAAGTGATCTAGATTTGCCGTGAGTCAAAAACCAAGTGCACCATGCTCTCGGTGTCCAGTGCTTAGTGCAGACACTAGGGACCGGGAACTCTCCTGGGAATGTATCAGCTAGGATACATAGGTTTAGATCATCGTTATATTTTAATGCGAGCCTCGCGGCTAACATCCAGTTTTTAATTGTCATAGTTTAGTTCTCCTTAGTTAAAAATAGACTCCATTAAGGCACAAAAATGCTTGTCTTCTATTGTTACCACGTCAAAAAAGCATATCTGGGGAGTAGTGCGTAGCAGCTTCCACTTTGCGCCTAGGTGATCATGCTTAACTAGCAGCGTATTATCCTCCATTCGTTTTATTTTATACGCTCCTCGGTTAGTAGTTTTTCGCGTAGCCTCAATCAACGTTTTTCCATGCTTGTATAGTGTGGCCATTATTGGATCTCCTTAGTTAAAAAGTAACCACTGGCAACCACTCCGCAGAATGGTTGCCTTGCTTACATTTTAAAGGTCACGCTGCCTCGATACATCGGTTACAATGGTGTGTGTGGCGATGCCGTGGGTTTTTGCGTATTGTGTAGCGTATACGTGAGAGGTGTTTTTTGTAGTATGCCCAGCTTCAATAAGCATAGTAAGTGCCGTTTGATTCCATCCTTCCCCATAACCGTAATGCTTGCCACTATCGAGACTCTCGGAAGTGCCATCACTATACACCACGGTTAATCGTACACGGTGATAAGTGTTACCATAGGTTTTTTGAAACCAACGGTTAGCTCTGATGTGTAGTTCTGTAATTGTTTTCATATTGTTCCCCTTTAAATAACTGCGTGCTAGGTGATCTAGGCGTATTTCCGAAAACAGATCTTACCTTCCCCGCACCATGCAACCACGTAGCCAGCTGCCTTTAGTTCGTAGTACCTAGTGATGGCACCATGACCACTGGCATTGATTATAATCTGATCAACTATTTCCATGCTGTTCTCCTTTAAAAGTATTTAAGTCTCAGCTCTTCGCCTATATCTCTAGCTTGTTTGAATAGATTAAGCCTAGCCAGCTTTGCGAAATTAGAATCGATTTTCCCCTTATAAGGAGAGCTTCTTCTCATTCCCCATTTAGAGTAAAAATCGTGATCTTTAATCTTGAGATCTCGATACTCCTTTAGTGCCTTTTCTTGCTCTTTACTTAATTGTTCCATAGTTCTCCTTTAAAAAATCGCGTGCTAGGTGATCTAGTACTTGCTACTAGTCGGCTGTAACGATTCGCGGGTGAATGACTCCATTAAGTCACCCTCATGAGGCAATGACTCGAAGTAAGCTATTGCAGCGGTTTTTGATGCCTCGTTATCACCTGTGAAGGTACCCTGTAAAAAACCGTTGATGGTGATATACCAACACCCGGTTGAGCAGTAGCCATACTTTTGGGCAATCGGTGATGTGGGATATGCGTAATGCAGTGCTTTTCTCATGGTGTTACTCGTTAAAATTAGTCTATATAGTCATCATCAGGTATATCGCCGTTTGCTATGTAGTTAATGCACTCAGAGCACACCTCTAGTGGTATGTTTTCATTGTCTTGATTGTTCGGCATTGCTACCGCCTTGAATCTGTAGCCATGTAAAGAGGAGTTACAACAATCACAAGACGATGCACAAAAGCCGATTTCAGTTCCGTTGAATGCTAAATAGTAGCCTTCAAATTTTCGACTAATACGCCCTAGCCATACAATCTGTTTGGTTGATAGTTCCATAGTAGTTCCTCGTTAGTATTAAACCCGTGCGCACTGCCATGACAGGCAGTGCACTAAGCTTTACTAGTAACGGATAGGCATAACGATAGAAGTGCATTCCTCAGCGTGCACTAGTAATGGCGCTAACTCGCCATGTATATCGAGAGTAACCTTCTCAGAGCCGTCAATTGCGGTGAGTAGGTAACAAGCATTAAAGGCAATAGGTGGTCCCATATAGGTACTGCCGTTGAACGGTAGAACGGTATCAAAAGATGATTCAGGATCTTTATGCTCAAGGTGTAAACCGTTATCAGTGAAGTATATTTTCACTACCGGTTTTTTATCGGTTCCACGTTTGATCACCTGTTTGAGCGCAGCGGATAACGGCTTAACAGGTACCTCTAGTCGATGACCTGATTTTTTTGGTAATACTGCCTTCCACTCAGGATACTTCGCAGACTCATAACGGTAGGTTACTTCAAACGGTATACCGTATAAGGTACCAGACAGTACACCGTGTTCTTCTCCTATTCTCTGAATCGAATGCACCACGGCTTTACGCAGTGCACGTATTATTTGAGCGGGTATAAGCAAATCACCTGATAGGGTACCACTGCCCACATTGTCATTGAATGATAGCATGTGGCCATCGGTACCTACTGCACTGCCTTTAGAGTCCAATAGCACGCACGACAAGGTGAAACGTGTTTCATCTATTGCTACTGCCTCACTGATGCGCACTATCCTCGACCACTGATAATCTCTCAGGGTAATAGTGCTCATATCGTTGACTAGTCCGGTGAAAGTATCAGGGTACTCCTCTGCACTTACGTAGGTAGTTTTAACACCACCAAAACAAGCATAATTAGAATCGACTAGGTACGCATCACTCTCGACCTCTTTAAGCACTACCGATTGATTGATAGTGGTAGGAGTGAAGAGCTTCACCGCTGCAATGAACGGTGATTTTTTAATTCCGCCCGCCCGTTCAATGTGAGTCGGCGTCACTAGGTAATTATCCCATATTGGCATCGATTGTCGTGGTGAGAATATACCCTTGATTGCCTTAAGTGCATTCATTCTGTTTTTCATATATTACCCTATATTTTTACAAGTAAAAGAGATTCGAGAACTGATGATTTTCCGCTTGTCACTATCGAATCAATGACAGACTGTTCAACTGATTTAGCAGAGGTGCTGCACCATTTATTGATATGCCGTGAGGTGGTCACGCTCCATTTTTTGTTTGTTCTCCACTCGCTACCACTTGCGCAGTGCCTCACCGCAACGGGTGTATTGTACGAATAGAGAATGGAGTATCCATTCTGTTCTATTTGCGTTTCGTTGTTTCCAAGCTTCTTTAGCATATAGTCTCCTATCGTTGTGACATATCAAAAATCCCAAGTAGCAGAATCGCAGTAAGTATCAAGTGAAAACCAATGTGCTCCATACCTTCTCCAATAACCTAAACTCATCTTACACTTAAGTAGTCGGTACTGTCAAGTAAATACTTTACTATTAATTGGATGCACCACAAAAAGATTTTGATTCGCTTTTCTTCTGAGTAAGTCAATCAATCACTGTACTCTACGCAGCTGCAGCAAACTATCGAGCGCCTCACCCATAATTGACTGATAACTAGACTTATCGGTCATTTTTAAATGTCATCAGCTCGAATATAAGCCATCGCGCAATTATAGATGGGTAGTGCTATAGCATTGACCGGCATTGAATCGTGTCTTATAGGCCGTTTATCGACCTCGAATTTTCGCCCACGGCATCAGCTGCACTCATATATACACGTATGTATGTGATGTGATGCTGCACTGATAGTGTATCGTGAGGGTATATAATGAGAGGTGATGCACGTGTGGTGTATCGTGAGGGTATATAATGAGAGGTGATGTTGCAGCATAATTCAAATGAGGACTCTCTTTTCTCTCAGATTGTAACGGCTTGGGTATATTCGAGGCACCCCCCGGCCTCTTATCGATGAACATCGGCGTTTTTAAAAAGCTGCCGCCGTCTGGGGCCTAAGAAAGTCGAGTCAAGGAATCTCTTTACCTATTGTCTGCCCACCCTCCTTCCTATACAATGGGTCTATGCCACGCGACCTTATAAACGAAGCAGAGGTTCTCCCCGCCATCCAAGATGACCCACACGGCTATGCCTTAGAACCGTTTGTTCCAGTCAATGAACAAGCGACAGACCAGGAAACAACAGCGTCCGACTTGGCAATGCTCAATAACCATCTGGCAGTCTGCAGCATGTCCTTGCCTCACATGAGGACCATTGACGGACTGTGCAAGCTTTCTATAACAGTGGCTAAGCTTATTGAGACTCGCAGGAAAGTTAAGAAGCTGAAGTACGGCGACACAGGCAAACAAGGCCCAGTGTGGGAAGTTCTAGAGTGATAAGAACACTGGTAAACGACACCTTCTCATTTAATATAGTAGTAGCTGTAGGTGGAACACTTAAAGCAGCAAGAGTGGCGTATGGAAAAGAAATAGGGTACGTATTTCCAGAAGAGGTGTTGAATGAGGAAGGCGGTCTTGGGAACTTCACTGTTATAGAAGGCCGCCCAGTAGGCATGGTGTGGTTACGATTTAAGCCTAAAGACCCTTGGAGTATTTCGTCGTTAGCACATGAAGCATACCACGTCGCAGCATACATCATGCAGATAAAAGGAATTAAGGACGAAGAGTGTGGGGCATATATCGCTCAGTGGGTAGTACGAAAAGTACTAACAGGTCGTTAAAACATCCGCTTATTGATGATTGACTCAATCCCCTTTGAGTAGGTGGCTTTCGGCATTCCAGTTCGAGCAGGAGTGTTCATAGAGTTATACTCCTGCAGGGCCATCTCGTATCTTCTGCTCTCTTCTGACATTGACCTAAGCACTTCTAGCTTCTGACCAGGATAAAATCCGTAATGGAGAACAGCCGACTGCAGTGCTAACATTGCAGCATCTGCTTCATCAGGTGAACGTCCGTACACACTGCTAATTGTTCCCATTCTCTTTTTGTAATCAGACTTTGCTTCCAGTAACTTCTTCCCACCTTTTTCAACAATAAGCCGTGTATGCAGTTGACCGTATGCAAGAGCATCCAGGCCAAAAATCTGCCTGTGCGATATGAAGTTTCTTCCTGTAAACCACATGTCGTGTGCAGAAGATATTACAGTGTCGAAAGACTTTACGTTACGGGTGCCGACGTTAGTTGAATAAATCTTTGTAGGAGTGAATCCATTACCAGAGCGTAATTGAATTACATCAGCCAGCCCTCTCCCTTGTCCACTAGCATCCACACACAGGGTATTAAGCGGCACGTTATATCTTCCGCAGATTTCTATGACAGCATCAGCGATCTGTATTTCAGCTGACTTTCCAGTGTTCGCTAAGATTCGAATTAAGAAAACTAAAGATTCCCCTCTGTAGTCGAGAATCATTGAACCATTAGTATGATGACCTAAGACAGCTAATCTGAGGATACACTTGTCTCCTCCTGTTGAGAAAGCTGGGTCAAGTCCAGCTACCATCTTCACAGGATGCTTGCCGCTAAACTCTGCCATGTGGGTAGGGTCGTAATCCTTAAGGAAGGATTCACTGACAATGGTTTTGTCTGTTGAACGACTACGCCAGAATCCCATTGTAAACCGCCAGAAGGCTTCTGAATCGATACCTTCCAGTCGTTCTGCTTCTATTAGCTTTTCTTCTGTGATTAAGAACTTAGAAAGGATGGCTTTCTTCTTTGGGTCTGTTTCGTGGATGGCAGGAGAGTCGTATGGATTGAGATACAGGGCTACTCCGTTTGGCTGGGTTGTTTCCCATCTGAAATCTTTCTTTGGGTCGATGTTGTCCCAGCCGACTTTTGGAGTAGAGAGTGCTCCGTGGAGGTCAGTGGTTGAATTTGCGTTTCCGATGGCGATTGCTTGGAACCTGTCTTCGAGCGCCTTTTTCAAGTTGGGGATAGCGTTCATTATAGCAATCGGCATGTCAGGTGCTTCGTCTAGAACCAGGAGCAAAGCATTTGTAGGGTGGCGTCCGATAATTTCCTGGATGGTTTTTTCATCCGAACCAGTTTTTGCTGCCACCCCGTAAATGCCGTTAAGACCATCTGGTGGTACACATTGAATAGAAGGAGGTGGAGTGTTCTTGATTGAGAACGGAACAGGGATAGCTATCTCTCGTAGTGCTCTTAATATGTAACCGTAGATACGGGAGTTAAGAGAAGCAAGAGTAGTAGAGGTTACAATCACTGCTCGTTTGTTGGGGAGAGCTAACCAAAAAAGTATTGCTATGTAAGCAGCTGTCTGGGATTTTCCGCATCCTCCACCTGATGCCACTGAGAAAATCTCTGTGTCGTGGTTAGTGTGTTCCCTGAACATGCGCTCCATCCAGTAATTGTAGGACTGGGCTTGGTCAGGCCAGAGAATCTCAAACGCAGCTTTCATTGCTTGGTAGCGCGTTTCGTGGGAAGCGTGGGTTCGGTAAACTTTTAAGTGAATTGACAGGGGATGAACTAAGGGGAATTGTTCTCCGTAGGCCCAAACAACGTTGTTCTTTACTTCAAACCCAGCCTTCTGGCAGGCTTCTAATTTACTGTAGCGGGGATTGGTAGCCATGTGATAGTATTATACCACTGTTAATATAAGGATAGGTAGCATGTTTAGACGTTTCAGAGCCTTCGAAGCTCCTGCTAATTTAACGTTTAAAGACCCTGACACTGGGCACGTCTACAAAAGTACAACATTTAGTTCCCTATATACCGACATTATTAGGTATAGACAACAGAACAATTTAGAACCGTTAGAGGGGCTGCGTGAGGTAGTCGAGAACTATCTGTGCGGCTTGCCTGAGAATAACGGCAAGTGCCAACAAAATACTGAGATGAGCAGGTCGTTTTCTCAGTACGTACAAGGCGGGATTGCGCTACTTAAGAACATTGCGTACAGGAAGTTTGCTTCTCAAAGGGAAGCTGAAGAAAGGGCGCATCAGTGCCTGAAGTGTGAGTTCAACGTATTCCCAGACAAAGGGAACTTTTTGAACTATGCAGACAATATTGCCATCATGCAGGTAGGAGAGAGAAAAACTTCCCTTGATAAAGACCTTGGTAATTGTGCAGTGTGTACTTGTGTTCTTCGTAGTAAAGTTCATTACGACGGCAAGTTGAACAAGTTCAGTGCAGAAGAGCTAGTGAAGCTCAAAAAAGTAAACTGCTGGCAATTAAAACTAAGTGGACAGGGTTAACATGGACATTGGCAACATCGGTGGACTCTCGCCCTTCATGCGGCAGATGATAGTCAGGAAAGAAGACGGCGGCATTGAAGCTCCTGACAACATATTAAAGACAGTAGCATCAGCTTACCAGCAGTACGTAGTCGTCAGGGAAGGCGACATTCCACGAATTGCTACGTATGCAGCTATTGAAGGAATGCTTAATGGTAATCCACCGTTTGACCAGGAAGAACTAGAGGCCAACGGGCTGGGGGGGAATGCCAACTTCAATAACTTTAAAGCCACCTCTCAATGTGACAGGTCAGCGCTTGGGTTTTGGAATCTCATTAACAGCACTGAAATATTTGTTAAGATTAAGCTGGCATTAAAAAACCCTGACGCCAAGAAGTACGCTGATTTAATGGCGCGTCACTTTAGTGACATGTGTAAGGAGTGGGAAGACTTTGCTCCTAACTTTAACCTGCTTGGGGCTCAGATTACCAGGTTTGGTTTGTGTCCTGTAATATTCCCGCATGAAGAGTCTCCGATGTGGGAAGTGGTGGATGTGAGTCGGTTTCATATTCCGTCACAAACGCAAGTCTTTATGAGTAAGCTCAACAACGTAGCGGTGGATACTATATACACCGTACAAGAGCTGTACATGATTTATGAACGCATCTCAGGAGAAGACGGGCCTTGGAATAAGAAGGCGTTAGAAAACTTCTTGTTGCTCAGAGCCAACGCAATACTTCCTCACGGAACACTCCCGTATTCAAATCTTATGGATGCGGTTAGGGCGTATTCGGATGACGATACATTAGCCAACAGGTACTATAATGATACCGTTAGGCTGGTGAACATGTACCAGAAAGAATACGACAACAAAATTTCTCACTACATCTTTTCAGCTGACATCTTTCAAACTGGGAGCCTTGGCGTAGACCCAGGGCTTAATGACTTTCTGTACTTCGTAGACAGGCAGTATAAGTCTATTGAAGAGGCTGTCATTATATTCACTGCCAACCCCGGAGAATGGACTATCCACGGAAACAAGGGAGTTGGGCACAAGCTGTTCGCACAGGCGCAGGCTATCAACATGCTAGACTGCAGCATTGTAGACATGGCTAGAATGAGTAGTACTCCACTCATCAGGTCACTAGCTACAGGAGGGAAAGGAACAGATCCAATCAGATTCTACCCTGGAGTAGCAACTGACATTGGAGCAGCTGAGTTTGTGCAGAACAACCTTGGTGCAAACATCAACCAATTGGTAGGTGCTTCTCAGTATCTCTCAGCCGGTCTTCAAATGAACATGGTAAATGCTGGCGACGACCCAGCAGTTCCTGATGCAATGCAGGGCTCGATATCTGCAGGTGAAGCACGAGGAAGAGACTTCAAAGAATTCTCCGTACTGAGAAACGTAGTTGCTCACTTCTATGACACGTTTGACAAAGTAGTACGGCTAACCTTTGTACGGTTTTTGACTGTCAAAGAAGGACAGCCTGGATACGAACTTGCTAAGGAGTGGAAGCTTCGGTGCATTGAAGACGGAGTTCCAGAGGAACTGTTTGACACTGCCAAGAAAGGACTGCATGGTCTACCCCGTCAGTTCAGGTCGGTTAAAGCTTCAAGAGTAGCCGGGGACGGCAGCAACTACGCCCGAATTATGGGTCTAGAGGCTATGGACAGAATTGTTTCGACCTTTAACCAACGCGAGCTAAACGCTTGGAAGCGGGACTGGGTAGAAGCAACTGCAGGTGTAGACTATGTGGATACGTATGTCACTGAGGATTCTGGTGACGAATTGAGTGGTGGAGCGTCAGTAGCCAGAACTGAGGACAACTTAATGAAGCTCGGACACGAGCCATTATTCAGTGCTGACAACGACCAAGCAGCTCATGCAGACGAACACATGGGAACACTCACAGGCATTGTTCAAGCCGTGTCACAGCAGCAGATGTCTCCTGTGGATGCAGATAAGATAATGGCTATCGGTATTCCTCATATCACTGAACACATTCAGTTTATGAGTAAGGCCCCATTATTCTACAGAGAAGTGTTAGGAAAGCTTGAAAAGCCGTACAAACAACTTCTACAATGGGCACAGTTGAATCGTCGAAATGCAGAGGCAATGATAGCAGCTGCTATGAAGAAACAACAAGAAGACGCTGCAGCTACTCAGCAAGTCATGGACGAGAACGAAAGAAAGAACTTCATGGCGCAGAAAGACGTTGAACGTGCAGACTTCAAGGTCACTCAGCAGGTTGAGAGAGCTAAGGAAGCAAACGTCACACGAGGCGAGGTAATGAAAGAGAAGGTCAGGAGTGACGCAGACACTAA